CGAGGGAATTATGGAGAAAACTATGAAGACATACTCACTAGCCACCGAAGTAAATGGTATCGTAATGCACTTGGACCTACCATTATTTACTAGACAGACCGCAGAGAATCATGCTAAGACATTACGAGAGATGTCACCAGCATCACCAATATTCGTCATTAACAAAGCATCGGAGTAATAACATGGCACTAGATACACGCATGGTAAGCATGGTTCTTGCAGAGAACACTAACACATTTATGACAATCAAGTTCCTGACTAAGACAGGCGAGGAGCGTACATACAATGGCCGTCTTAACGTCAAGAAGTACCTCAAGGGTGGTGAGCGTGGCCGTAAGGCAGCTAACGTACTAGCTATGCACAACCTGATCCCTATGCTAGTCGGTAAGGACGGGGAGAAACCACTATACAAGAGCTTCTGTCTTGACCGTGTACTAGCTATCCGTGCTAACAATCGTCACATACACATGATGGGAGCGGAGATAGTATGATACACGATTACTGGGAAGACGATACACCAGAAGATGTAGCTAAAGAGATCAAGGAGTCTCTAGAGGAGGATGAACAATGATGACCCCCCTGATGTGCCTAGCAGCGGCTATCTTCTTTGAGGCCAGAGACCAGCCAATACAGGGTCAGATGGCCGTAGCGGATGTCGTGATGAACAGGGTAGAATCACCCCGATGGCCCGACGAAATCTGTGCTGTAGTCTTCCAGCCTAGTCAGTTCTCGTTCACCCACGATGGAAAGTCTGACAACTATCGTAAGTACACCAGCAATGTAGGCGATAGACAAGCTATTGGTATTGCAGAAGAAATAGCTAAATCAGTCATAAAAGGTGGTAGGCTAGGCTTGACAAGTACCCACTACCACGCTACCTATGTATCACCATACTGGCGAAAACAGTACCACTTAGATGGTCGCATAGGCGATCACATATTTTACACAGCACCCGCAGGGAGATAAGACAATGACACCAGAACTAGAGATGCAACTACGGGACATGGGTATCCTACCAGCAACTATGCTACAGGAGCTAGACGCTGTATCTGACACTAAGCACACCTACCCAGACCTGCTCGTTAAGAACTACTTCAATGACCCCAGAGACGCAAACGGAGAGGTTCCATTCTAATGACACAAATCACAGCAACATACTATCACCACATGGGTGATGACATCACGACTGTTAACGCTGCGCGGGTATCCTTCGCCAAACAGTCTAAGCTAGTCTGTACGGACCTAATACAAGGCACCTATGACGTAGACAAGCGTGACAAGAAACTGATTAGCTACCTAGCAAAGCACAAACACTTGTCGCCATTCAATCACGCATCAGTTACATTCGTATGTAAGGCTCCTATCTTTGTCGCTAGACAACTTGTCAAGCATGAGTACATGCCTTGGAATGAAGTCAGTCGAAGATACGTATCTGATAATATTGAGTTCTATCGTCCTGACGTATGGCGTGGGCAAGCAGCAGATAAGAAGCAGGGTAGTGCTGGCGAGGTTACTGAGATAGATACGGTACTATATGGTATGCACATGCCACAAGACTTTGCAGACAGGCATAACAAATCTTGCTTACACATCTATCAGTGTATGATTGACGCTGGTGTGTGTGAAGAACAAGCACGTATGGTACTCCCTCAGAACACCATGACTGAGTGGTACTGGACAGGTACGCTAGGTGCCATAGCAAAGATGTGTAACCTGCGCTGTAAGCCTGACACACAGTACGAGACACGGTTGATTGCAGATCAGATCAGCGATAAGATGGGGCAGTTGTTCCCAGTAAGCTGGGCTGCACTTATGAAAGGAGAAACAGAATGACTGACCTAGAGAGAATGAAAGCAGAGTTTGCCGCTAAGGGTGGCAAGGTGACTGTACTACCTGCAACGGAGTTTGAAGAGATTGTAGAGGATACCCTAAGACTAATAAGTTGGGGCGAGGGTGCCACGACTAGGGTGGAGCAGAAGATTAAAGACTCATTAAGAGATCAAGTAATCATGGAAACAGGGGGTAAGCGCGATGACGAATGAGCATCGACTGACAGCAGAAGAGATTGACAAGATGTGTAATAGATTAGCTTACAAGTACCCGCAATATGGTATTCGTGACGACCTTAAGTCAGAAGCTATTCTTGCTGTCTATGAGCGTTTAAGCAATCAACCCGATGAACACCCAGCTTATCTTTATAACCTAGCTAGGCGAGCTATGTTTGACTACGTAAACCTAAAGGACAAGGCTGTACCAATGCCAGCGAACAAGACTACAAGGTCTGTAGCGGGTAATAGGCGCATACCTAAGAGTTCTACATACTCTAAGGGAGGTTTGCTTGCGGTTCAGTCTGCCTTACGACCAACACAAGAGTATGAAGAAAGTTTAAATTTGTCTGTAGAAGACTGTACAGAATCTTATGAGACAAAGGACTTTATATCTAAGTGCTTAAATAGCTTGTCAGAGCGTAGCAGGGAGGTCATAGAGATGCGTTACTTGAAAGAGATGACACAAGAGGAGGTTGCAGACATTTATGGGGTGTCTCAACAGGCTGTTGCCTTGTGGGAAGATGAGGCTTTGCATAAAATGTCTACACTGTAACAATTCGTGACTTGTGAAAGGGTGATTTAGACACCATATGTAAGTATGAAGCACTTAAGAAGTTACTACTTAAGTAATCTCATAAGTAATAATAACTACAACAAGTAATAAGAACATAAGTAATTACATAAGTTACTACTTATGTGTCGTTAACAACAGGGAGAAGCCACATGGCTGAACACGCACACCAAGAATGTCCATACGAGACTTGTGGCTCCTCTGACGCCTTTAGCTACAATGATGAAGGTTACGGAAAGTGTCATGCTTGCAACCAAGGCTACCCGTCCAAGAGAAAGACATTCGATTGGGCTGAAGAGAAATACCCGACTAAAGGAGATAACAAGATGTCGTTCACCCCTAAAGCTGTTGTGTCGTTCTATGAGGACACCCCCAGCGATGGAAAATATGAGACCATGCGCGGTATTCAAAGCCGTACAATGGAAGACTACGGGGTTCTAACCTACGGGGATCGTCAAGAGTACGTGTACCCCAGCGGGGGAATTAAGGTACGCAACCTCAAAGAAAAAGGGTTCTACGCTAAGTCAGGGTTCAAGGGTGATGAACTATTCGGTATGAACCTGTTTACTGCTGGTAGTTCCAAGATGGTAACGATCACAGAGGGTGAACTAGATGCTCTCTCAGTGTCTCAGATGATGAAAGGTGCCTACGCTAACCCTGTTGTGTCGTTACCCTCTGCAACACCTTCTAAGAAGCTATGGGAGAACTGCGCAGAGTGGCTTAACAGCTTTGATAAGATCATCCTGTCAGTAGACACAGATGAGGCTGGTAATGCACTAGCAGATAAGGTTGCCAAGCTATTCCCTAACAAGGTCTATCGTGTAAACCATCACCCATACAAAGACGCTAATGACTTCCTACAGAATGGCAAAGGTAAGGAGTTCAAGGGAGCATGGTGGGCAGCAAGTAAGTACACTCCTGAGAACGTGATGAACACCACAGAGGACTTCCTGTCGCTGTATCAGGATGCACCAGAGCATGAGTATGTACCTACAGGTATCCAAGCACTAGATGATAAGATACTGGGGCTGATGCAGGGTCACTTCACGGTTATCAAGGCACCGACAGGCATTGGTAAGACTGAGGTAATGCGTTACCTTGAGTACAACATGATCTCGCAGGGTGTACCAATCGCTGCAATGCACGTAGAGGAAACTAAGCTACGCTCTCTGCTAGGTCTTGTGTCATACGAGTGTAATGACAACCTGACACGCAGGGATTTGATTGAGGAGAAAGGAGCTAACGATCAGGTTCTTGCAGCTATCACTAAGTTAACCAAAGATGAACTTTACTATCAGTTCTTTATGGGTGACGGACAGGGTGCTGAAGAGCTATGCGACCAGATCAGATACTTCAGTCAGGCATGTGGATGTAAGTTTGTGTTCTTTGAGCCTATCCAAGATGTCGTGGTAGGATCGTCTGAAGAAGGCAAAGAGACAATGCTTGCTGATCTAGCTATTCGACTGTCTAAGCTGGCAGCAGAACTTAACGTGGGTATCGTGACTATCGCCCACACTAATGACAATGGCGACCCAAAGTATTGCAAGATGATTGGACAACGAGCTTCTGTCGTTATTGACTTGTCACGGGAGAAAGAAGCAGATAGCTTAGAAGAACGGAACACGACTCACATCCGCGTTGAGAAGAACCGACCATGCTCAGAAGAGGGCAATGCAGGTACAATGCGGTTTAACTTAGACACGTTTACATTAAGGGAAGTATGACAATGCAAGACAGCTTTGAGTTTATCGACGAAACAACTAAAGAGTGCAATAGGTGCAATGAGACAAAGAGTGTAACAGATTTCTACAAGCATCCTGAGATGGCATCAGGAAGGTTTAGTGTGTGTAAGGCTTGTTACACCAGTAGGGAGAACCTAAAGGTCAGGCTTAAAGTTGGTTTCGGATCACTTATGACAGACCACTGTGAGTGCTGTGGTCAAACTGACGTTAAGTTGCAATTAGATCACTGTCACGAGACTGAGAAGTTTAGAGGTTTCATATGCCGATCCTGCAACATGACTTTAGGCAGTAATGGAGATAATTACGCATCTATTAAAGAAGCTGACTGGCTAGATGAAATCTACTTAAACTACATGAGAATTGCTAATTATAGAATGGGAGAACTTCTAAAGTGACAACAGTATTTGATATTGAAACGGATGGTCTTTTAAATGAGATGACCAAGATTCATGTCATGTCTTGGTCTAACGACATGGGTGAAGTTAAGCATACCCATGACTACGATGAGATGCGTTATGTGTT